CGCTTATATAGAGTTCCATTGATTAATTATTGTCCGTTTGACACCGGACCATGTTTTTCTTTATTTTATTGTATATTAATATTTTTGATTTAGTGTAGTAAAATTCCGTTGTGGTTTTTATTACCCGCATCAGAAATTTACTTTAAATCCGTACAAGTTTTTATCCCCTTGTATGAAATAAAAGTGTTTTAGTGTCTTTTATGCACCCTTGTCTTGGGTTCGTGAGGCCCCATTACAAGTGAAGTAGCATACCTAGTTCAACGCTTTAATCTCGTTGTTCCGCGCTTTTTATACATGAAATGTATTTTATCTCGTTAATAGAGAACTATTTTTAGAAAGAGTTTGTTACACTCTAAATCGTCAACTTGGCGCAGTCTTATATTTTCTTCTGTCATAGAAAATGAACCCGTATTTGCTTCAATGGTAAATTTGCACTTGATTAAAATCAGGAGTGTATTACCCATATGAAGCTTACAGATTAAAATTCAATTAAAACAGAAATTGGATTGTAATGATTCGACTTGGCATTTATTTGCTCGGAGAAATCCCACCGACTTTACGTAATCCGTCCTTGATAAGTACACCTCGCAGAAGAGAGTAGTATTTTAGACGTAGATTTGTTTATTAGGAAGAATTGGTTTTCCGGATTATAATTTATACGACGTACTGTATGTCATAGGTCCCAATACCACATTAAATAATTTTGGTTTCAGCATGTCCTAGCATGTAGGGTGTGGTAACCCGTAATTTACCCAAAACAATGTTTAGTGTGTGAGGCATTTAGATTGAAAATTTCAATGTTTTAATTGTTTTCAGATTTGTTATTATTTTATTCGAATGAATACTGATATTAACCCTTTCTTTATTAACCATGTTAAGTTATTTTTTAGAAGAAACAATTACAAACACCACACAAGGGTTCTGGCTATTATTAACCATGATAGTTTCAGTTGTCGCCATTCAGGTAGGCATAAAGTTTGACGCAATGTTTTCCCAATCAGGGAAGGCTGCGCGGGTAGAAAAATTTGAATCGAAACGCAAAAATCATCGAAACGCTGAAAAGCGCAAGGCGATTGAGCGTAAGAGGAGATTCGATCATATTCGAGAATGTCAAAAACATTCAGAGAAAAAAGATCGTAAGGAGTCGAAGAAAATTCTTTATAATTCTCAATTGGGAGAAGAAGAAGAATTTTACAATGATGTAAAAAATTTTCTTGGTAACGCGAAAACTTTTACAGCAGACGCATGGCAAAAAGTTAAGCCATTAATTAGCAATAATTTTAGTTTTGAGAAATATTATACTATTTTTGGATATATTAAAGCTTGCAAATTAACTTGTTTATTTTGCGATATCTTTGATATACTCATTTCATTAGAAATGATGGAAAATTTTGTTATTAAAATCGAAGGATGGGACATTTATGTTCCCAGAAAACGAAAAGGTAAAACTAAGATTACTGATTTATTTGAAGCGAGTTATTTATTCGCGAGAGCATTTAAGAAAGCTTATTCAGAATTTCCGACAAGAGGTTTTGCAGCCTTTTACGGAGATGG